TTAGTGCTAATTGATGACCCTATAAAATCCTCAGCCGACATTAAGAATCCCACCATTAGGGAGGAGATGAACAATAACTGGAGCAGCGTTATCGCTCCTATTGTTTTTGAAGGCGGCAGGTCTATTTGTTTGGGTACTCGATTCCATCCTCTCGATATCCACAAGACTATGTTCGTACCCGAAAAGGGGTGGAAGCAGGTAACGCAAGAAGCTCTGACGTACGACGATAAAGGTTTGCCAAAAAGCTATTGGCAGACTCAGTGGTCCGTGGATTATCTGCTGCAGCAAAAAGAATTAGACCCCGTTGCATTTTGCTTTCAGTACCAACAGCAGCCTGTGGCCACGTCAGATTTGGTGGTGTCGCCAGATCTACTTATAAAGGGGGACGTAGCGACAGAATTTGACAGTCTGGCATTAGGTATTGACCTCTCGGCAAGTAAAAATGAGACGTCTGATTACACTGCGTTTGTTTTAGGAGGCAGATTAAAAGATAAATACTACATAGTCGATGCTCATCAGTGTCGTTCAATAGGCAATTTGGAAAAGATTGATCTGTTATGCGACATGCTGCTTGAGTGGGGGATCTTAACTAAGTACAACGGAGAATATCAACCCACGTATTCGACCGTAACGCTGGTCGTTGAATCGGTAGCGTATCAGGCGAGTCTTGCCGCTGATCTTCGCAGGGTCCTTTTAAACGAAAGAGGGTTAAATAATTTGCATATTCATGAGGTTAAAGGCTTCCGAGGGGACAAAATTGCTCGGTTCAGGGGCACACTAGGACTGCTAGAGAATCAAAAAGTCGTTTTTAATAAGTATCGGAAGTTCGATGCTTTGTTTGATCAGCTCATCAACGTCGGTGCTACAGCACATGACGATTTACTTGACGCGTACACATGGTTGATTACCTTTTTACAGCGGCGCGGCAGCTTTTCAGTTGAGTACTGAGATGACAAAAGGGAAAAAACTGTGGGTGGCGATCACCGCGCACAACCCCATGAAGCGGATAGAGACGCTTTTAGAGACAATTAAGCAATATATGTGGTACGAATTAGACGTTTCTGTATTTCTATACATAAACTATGAAGCCCAGAACGACGTTCCTCTGCTTTCTCAACTATTTAAACCCTTTTTAGAGAAAATTAAGGTCGAAATTGTTGTTGCGAGCCCTGAATATGAGGGTTGGTGGCTGACGTGGGCTCACAAACCAGATCTAACTGCAGCTTGTATACGCGAGGAATACGATTATTACGTATATCAAGAAGATGATATGCTCTTGGAGTGGAATAAGTTTAAATATTGGCTTGCTTGGAAGCCTAGGTTGGCTGAGTTGGGCCTGGAGCCCGGTTTTATACGGTACGAGAAGTTCGGAGGTAAAAAAATACCCTTTGATAACTACCATAAATACTCTTTAACGGGAAAAACACCAAAAGTATGGAGCGATCGAGGTTTTACTGTCGCTAAACAGCTTGTAATCGATCATGAGATTAAATTTTTCGCGAGTTTAGCCAATCCTTACTACGCGGCCATGATTTTGGACGCAAAAGACGCCATTAAGTACGTAAAAAGCGACAGTATGGACCCTGTGAAGAGTTTCGAATTAGTTTCTTACCGAAACTGGCCTTTGGCTGATCGTAGTTCTATGGGTTTGGCGTTTGAAAACCCTCCCGAGGGGTACGAACACCGTCGTTGCGTACCAGTAGTTCAAAAAGAAGGTGTTTTGGTGCCGGATTACCGTTGCCTTATCCAACACAAGGACACTAAGTACTCGATCGAGTTGAACGATAGGTTTGGCAATTTGATTACCTGCGATACAATGTTCACGATTTGATCTTTTTGTATGGACAACGTAAATCATCCTTCGCACTATACTTCTGGTGCTATTGAGTGTATTGACGCGATTAAGGAACAGGTTGGTGACGAAGGTTTTGCCGGGTACTGCCACGGCAATGTGGCGAAGTACTTATGGAGGTACAAGCACAAAAACGGCGTGGAAGACCTAAAGAAAGCAGCTTGGTACCTTCAGTGTTTAATTGGTGAGTTAGAATTGAGGCACGATAATAATTAAATTGTGGACGTCAGGGCTTTTGGATCTGTTTACGGGCAGACAGCTTCTCTCCCCTATTCCAGTGGATTTGGAGTAGCTCCCGGAGCAGGTCGTAAAGATTTCCCTGCCTGCCGCGCAGTCTTTATTCAAGCGGACGCAAACGCCAACAAGCTTTATTTGGCTGTGGAGTTAACTGATGCTCCTGGTCAGATCGCATCCGCTTATAACTTACAAGGCGACCAACTTATTCCTATTTCATGTACCGCTATTGTAAGCGGTAATGCTCCTGGCGTTTTCGTGCTGTACTGATGGCTACCGATTACTCCGGTTTAGTTAGTCTTCTACAAGGCGGTCAGAGTCTGCGGGAGTCCGCTGGCCTAGACGCCGACCAAATACTGCGTTCTCTCCGAAGTTCCGCCGCAAAAAAATCAGATCCCCTAGATTTGTTTAAAACCGCTTTGCTAGCCAAAGCTGCCGAAATTCAAGCTTTGGGGTCGTTATGACTGATCCATTCTTAGAAGCTGGTGACTTTTTCACCAAGGCTTTTAACGCGCAAGAACTTGCCTCCCGCCGTCAACGAACTGCGCAGCGTTCCGCCATGCGTAGCGACAGTTATGAAAATCAGGTTAGTGAGCAGCCTTTGAACGCTCCTATTCCTCCTCAATACGGTCCTTATGGAACGTATGAGGATGAATTTGTCCCTACTGACGATCCTACGGAAGCCGTAAAAGCTGAACTTTTACGTAAAGCCGCGTCTCAGCGTGGTCCTCGTACCGGCATTCCTGTATCTCCGGGAGACGGCAACATAATATCGAATGGCTGAAGTCGCGAAAAAACGAGATCCGAAGAAATGGGCCGCCGCTAAAGCTAAGGCCCGCAAGCGCCTCGGCGGTCATTCCGCTCGGGCCATGCAACTAGCCGTTAAGTATTACAAAGAAGCGGGCGGAAGGTACGAAGGTAAGAAATCTAGCGAAAACAAGCTAAGTCGCTGGTCTAAAGAAGACTGGCAAACCCGCGAAGAGTACGAAAAAAGCAAAAATTCTTAGTTATGGCTGACTTAGCTCGTGAAAAAGGAAGAACCGAGCGGTATCTCCCTAAATCCGCGTGGGCTGCTATGTCGGCAGAGGAGCGTAGGGCCACCGATGAGAAAAAGAAACGAGCTACCGCTGGTAATAAGCCGGTGAATACCCACGTTCCTAATACAGAGAAAGCTAAAGAGGCTCGTCGCCGCGCTTCTGCCTATATTAAAAGTAAAGCTAAGCGTTAATGGCACGCATACGAATAGCTGGCGAAGTCTTTGACGGCTATAACAAGCCTCGTCGAGATTCTGACGGAGGTAAGAAGTTTGCGGTTGCCGCTAAAGAAGGTGATCAGGTGCGGCTCGTTCGTTTTGGCGATCCCAACATGAGCATTAAAAAGAACATACCACAACGAAAGGCTAATTTCTTAGCCAGACATAACTGTGATACTCCAGGTAGTAAATTAAAAGCTCGGTACTGGGCCTGCAAAAGCTGGAGATAGATTGGCGTATGCAGTGAAGGCTGCTACAGTCCGTAAGCCAGCTTTTACTTAGTATGCTGTTTGATTGTTTTTTGTATTTTAACGAGCGTGAACTCCTTGAACTCCGCGTGGAGATGCTCAAGGATATTGTAGATGGATTTATTATCACGGATGCTAATCGTACCTTTAAAGGAGAAGAGAAGCTTTTTACATGTTTAGATACTATTCGTGAGTTGGGTCTTCCTGAGGAGAAAATACAAGTTCTGCACGTAGAACTTCCTCCCCCGGAAATTGCACCTAGTCCCTGGATTCGTGAATACGCGCAACGGGACGCGCTCGCTGTAGGGATGCGTATGACGCCTCCTGATTCAGCTTTCTTTTTCAGCGATGTCGACGAGATACCTAAGCCTTCCGTTTTATTGGAAGCTGTCGAATTAGCTAAGCAAGATCCTGCCCGCTGTGTGCGTCTTTCAATGCCCATGATGTACGGCCGTGCGGATCTGCGGGTAACGGATGCAAACGGCGTCCCGATGAATTGGACTTGCGGCACCGTGGTTTTACACGACCATCTCGACAAAACCTTGTCAGAGATACGAATGAATAAAAACGATATTGTCGTTGGCGATTGTGACGCCGGCTGGCATTTCAGTTGGATGGGAAACGCTGAACGACTTAAGCGTAAGCTGACTTCCTTCTCTCATTGTTATGATGACATTCCTAACGCACACGCTCCTGCTTACAGTGAGGAGATGCTGGAGTTTCTAGACAACTACAAGCCTGCTGAAGGGAGCACCGATCCTCTCGGCCGTAAAGATCACCTGCTTACAGCGTATCCTCATGATCTTTTGCCCCCGGAATTGTTTAGACTGGATCGAGTGAAGGAGTACCTTCTCCCGGACTCCTGATAACTTTGTAATTTAGACATGCCTGCGGACAACCTCAGTATTCGGCAACGCTTTAGCGAAATTCTGGAGGCCGCACGCACTCAGGATCGGTCTAAGCAATCTGCCACCATGGTAGTGCTTAGCCACCTGCAGCAGATGACCCTTCTCATGGTGAAGAAGGGTCTTTATTTCTACTGTGATCAAGATACGTATAAAGCACGCAGTAAGTTCATTACGGATCTCATTGAATTAAACAAGTTAGAGATACGTTTTCCTGCGATTATTCGCAATTTCTTGATTGACGGCTGCGGGCTGTTCTATTTCCGCCCTGACCCGAAATTAAAATATCAAATTTATTTTTTCAATAAAAACCAATATCGCGTTTATCACGATTTGAACGGGGAGATAGAAGAAGTTGTTATT